TTACCAGCGGCGGTACGGTTTACGTCACCAGCCCAGTGACGGCAACGGGCCAATTGACGAGTCCGCTTATCATCGGTGACGATTACCTAGCGGCCAACGGAAGGCGGTTTAGATGGACCGTGGCGTTACCTTCGGGCTACGTTATCGCGACATCAACGGCTCGATTCGGAATGCGGTACGAGGACGATGAGGGGGTTAATGAATTCATCGCTACCGGCACTGTGACCGATGCGACGGGCGGGAACGTGCATCTTGATTTCGACGTTGCTAAGACGGTGACAGGATTGCTCAGGCCAGGATGGTATCAATGGTCGGTCGAGATTGTCAGTGCCACAGGCACGGAGATTACCAGGGTCAAGAGCGGTAAAAATGCGGAATGGCAGGAGAAGCAAACGTGATCTACCAGCCAATGACAACGGCTAGATTTATCGAGCTTGCAAGGGCCAAGCATGGCTCTTTGTACGACTACTCCAAAACCGTTTTTATTGCGTCAAGCAGTCCGATTTCTTTCGGCTGTACTCGATGCGGCAAACAGGTAACGCTATCGCAAGCCCATTCGCACTTGAGGCTAAAAAGGCCATGCGGTTGCAGAACTTGCAACAGGTCCAGAAAGCGGATTTGCGGAGGTTGCGGAACGGTTGTAGCGGCAGCGGAATTTCATAAGCACGGCAAAAGATGCAGGGGTTGCAGGGAATCGGACTTGATGCAAAGCCGAATCGCAGTTGCTCGCAAGCACGAAAAGCAATGCAAGGAATGCGGAGTTACCTTCTCCGATCGAGACAGGGCGTTTTGCAGCGACGATTGCAGGCGTCGAAACGTAGAAAGCCGATTGGTTTATTCGTGTTGCCATTGCGGCGCGACAGTCAGGAAGAAAAGCGTTTCGACAGCACGTTTTCAGTTTTGCAACAAAGACTGCCAAGCGGCGTTTCAAGGAAGCCAGGGGTACGATAGAACCGGCAGGGTTAGGTCGTCGGCCAATAGGTCGAAAATGGCAAAACGCAAATACCGATCGGACCAAAGGAAGCAGCGAAAAGCTATTTCAGAGGGCTATCAATGGTGGAGGCTATGCAAGGATCAAGCTTGCAAGCTGAGCGAAAAACAAAAGACCCAATGGGACAAAAGGTGTCAAGCGGCTTTATCGTCTATCAACAGCAGGCTTGAGCCTGTGTTTAGGCTTAAGCGGCAGAAGCTTTGGACTTGGGAAAGCAAGATTTCCAAAGAGCGTATTAGCAGGCTAAAGACTACACGTATTTCAACAGAGGATGCAAAATGGGACAGGAAGATTCAGCAGGCGTCGAGGAATGCACACAAGAGACGCAATCGAAAGGTGTTGCGTACTGGAAGGCATGGCTAGAAAGCAAAGGCGATGCGTCAAAAGTCGCTCGGGATTTTGCAGTCTCTAGAGATACCGTGTCTTGGCATTTAACAGAGCAAAGCAGGGCGAATGGATTCGAGGGATTGAATCAAGCAAAGAAGCATTTCCGATTTAAAGGCAGAGGCGCAGACAGCGAAAGCAAGGTTAGTTCGGCTACCCTAAAAACAATCCTTGAAATCCAAGGCTACAAATGCGCGTTGTCTGGCAAGCGATTAACGCCAGAGATTGCGGTGCTCGATCACAAGGTGCCATTGTCCAGAGGCGGGACCAACGACGCATCGAACCTTCAATGGCTTGATAGTGAAATCAATAAAGCCAAGGGAACAATGGACTGCCAAGAGTTTATTGCCATGTGCAAACTGGTTGCTAGGCAGGCCCCCATAAGCTTAGGTTCTTCCAGCCAATGACCTACTTTACACGCAGATCATTAGCCCAATAAAGCAAGTGAATTTCTTGCTTGCCTAGCCCGTTTGGGGGAAAGGGGGAAGTGTGCTTGGACATCGAAAAAACGATGGACATAAAGCTAGTTGGACGAGCGATCCGAGAAGGTTGGAACGTCGACAAAGAGGCGATCAAAGCGGCGTTGATGGAATGCCTGACCGATCCAGATTTGGCGATCGATGCGGCAAAGGTGCTACTCGCAGCGGATGCGATCGACTGCAAGCGCGAAGAACTCGAAGAGAAAAGGAAAGCGGGTGAACAGCAGCGAAAACTTCAACTTCTTGAACTCGCTCAGCGTGTCTCAGTTGGAGACCTTGCTAGGATTGCATCCGACAACGGCATCATTGGTTCATCAGCCGGGGATGACCGAATCGGAAGCGGACAAGGCTAGGAAAGAGGCCAAGCGGGCCAAGCTTCGCGACATCCATATTCCAGCGCCCCTAGACCCCTCTAGGCGTCTTGAGGCCGAGTCTGATTGCTCCCTTTGGCTATCCACCTATCACGGCTCGCGGTTCTTCGAGTCTTGGACTAGCGACCGGCTAGCCATAATCGAGTCGATAATCGACGCGGCCAGATACGGCGGGGATCAAGGCATCGCAGGGCCTCGCGGTGAAGGCAAAACGACCCTTGCGATTCACGTAGCTCTGTTCCTTATAGTCAAAGGTTTATCGACGTTTCCCGTCGTCATTGGTAAAAACGCGGATAAAGCCAAAAAGGAAGTTCGCGACCTAGTTGAGCAGCTACAGCAAAACGACCTTTTTATCCAGGATTACCCCGAAATCGGCATTCCGTTCCAAGCCGTCGGCGGTTGGTCGAGCCGGGGCCGAATGCAAACATGCCAAGGGCAAGCGACCAATATCGTCATTGGGCCGGAATTCTTTGTCTTCCCTACGATAAACCGAACTCAGATCCCCGATTGGCCCAAAGAAATCGAGCCGTGCAGCAAGGGGCAAGTGTTCTACTCCCTGGGTATCGACGGGGCGATTCGTGGTACTAAGTTCAGATCGGCAAGGCCAACCTTGGCAATCCTCGACGACATCGAAGACCGTGAAGCGGCGGCTAGCGAAACGATGATAGCCAAGAATGAAGAGATCATCGAGCAGGACATCGGCGGCTTAGGTCAGTCCTCAGAGCGGATACCGCGGGTGATGCTTTGCACGATCCAGAATAGGAAGTGTATCGCGTTTAAGTACACCGACCCCAAGCAGAAACCAAGTTGGAGGGGCAAGCGATACCGCAAGCTCGTTACCAAGCCGGATCGAATGGACTTGGTCGAGCAGTACATCGACCTTCGCAAAGGGCGAAAAGCCGACGACCCAGACGCCAGGGAAGCTTTCCGTTTCTATCGCGACAATCAAGCCGAGATCGAACGCGGAGCGGTGGTAAGCAATCAGTCTAGCTACTCACGCAAGATCCATAGCGACGGCGAACCGATGGAATTGTCGGCAGTTCATAGCTATTTCAACCGGGTAGCCGACCGTGGACAAAAGGCGGTATCGACGGAAGACGACAACGACCCACCAGAGGAAGCCGGGCCAATGGGTTTAGGCATTACTCCGGCTTTGGTCGAGTCGCGGATAAGCGGCTTGGTAAGGCGTCAACTACCGGCCAATACCGTGGCCTTAACAGCGGCGATCGACCTGGGCAAGTACACGCTCCATTGGGTTGTGACGGCGTGGTGGCATGGCGCAGGGGGTATTGTGGCCGACTATGGATTCCAACAGGTCTACGGGACCGATAAGAGCATGGATCACGAGGCTAGCGAGCCGATGATTTACCAAGCCTTGCTATCGCTTCGGGATGAACTACTCCAAAAAGAATTCGTCGACACAACTGGAACGCGAAGACCGATCGACTTTTGCCTAGTTGATTCAGGGGCTTTCACGAATGCAGCGTATTCCTTTTGTCGCGAAGTCGGCGGCATCTTCCACCCATCGAAGGGACAGGATCCGTACCATCGAAAGGCCAAGTCTAGTTCGGTGACAATCGCAGGGGCCAATCTTCACGCTCAAAAGCTTCCATCGTCGAATGTTTGGCTCTATGAACTAGATACCAGCTATTGGAAACAGTTTATTCACGAGCGGTTTATGACGCCGACTTTCGACGAATCGAACATGCTTCGGCGCGGATCGCTTTCGGTGTTTAGCCTAGAGGAAGAAAAACGGCATTCGCAGTACGCACAACATATCGCAGCCGAAGAGTTAGTAACTAAATTCACTGAGGGCAAAGGGGCTAAAACCTACTGGAATGTCCGGGACAGCAATAACCACTGGCTCGATGCAACCTACATGGCGGCAGCGGGCTCGGAGGCCTGCGGGGTTAAGTTGATCGCCCCAAGCGAAATCGAGGTAGCCCCAAAGCACATAGGCGATGAGCCGAAGCAACCCAAGACGGTTCAGCAAGCCTACAGGCACGGGCAGCAGCGATTCAGGCAACGGCAAGGTGGATGGATTCCCAAGAGAAGAGGATAGCATGGCAAAGAAACCAAAGCGAATCGACAGACCAGCAACGCAAGAGACTATTGAGCCGATCGAGATTATCGAGCCGGTCGAAGCGGTGTCGGTTATCGAGGCCCCCATCCCCCGCGAAGACTACACTCTTCGGGAGATCTTGCACCCCGAAATCAGCCCTTTGACAAAAGAAGAGGAGTCTATCGCTGAATCTCTTCCAAGGTTTCGCCCTCGCGATTGCGTTCAATGCACAGCGAAACGACCGACGCGATCAAGCTACAGTCGAGTCTATTGCACAAAGGGCAATACTCGATACATCCGATGCGGCTGGAAGCCTTGCGGGTACAGGTATAAGCAAGTCGAGGAATAGTAATCGATTTTACCATCGGCGTGGTAACAAGTCGCTATAGACGATTGAGAATGCCCGCAAGCCATGCAACTATTTACGCATGGCATCAGCGGCAAGCCTTCTAGCACTAATCGACGCAGCTATTGAGGCCCTTCTAACCGGAGGGGCGTCTCAGTATTCCATTGGCTCGCGGACCGTGACCAAGCTCGACCTAACGGCATTGATGGCCGAGCGAAAAGCGTTGCTCCATCAAGTCCAGCGCGAAAGCGGATCGGGCGGTATCTCCCTCGGCAGGATCGTAGGGGGCCGTCGATGATTACTCGATTTATCGATTCGGTTGTCTCGGCAGTTAGCCCGATCGCGGGATTGCGACGACAAGCAGCACGCAAGGCCCTTGCCAGATCGTACCAAGGGGCCGAGCCATCGCGGGTAAGCAGCAACAGACACCCCAAAAACCTACCAGCCGACCAAGAGCTTATGGGGCCTTTTGGGGCCGACCGACTACGGGCAGAGGCTAGGCGATTGGTCCGAGACAACTCCTACGCATGGGGCGTTGTCGATACTATCGTTTCTTCGGTCGTTGGCGCAGGTATCCAGGCCCAATCGACCTTCGAGACTCCCGAAGGGGACGACATCGAGGATATCAACGACCTACGCGACAAGGCTTGGTCGGAATGGTCCGAAGTGGCCGACATCAACGGGCGTTTGACCCTCGAAGAAATCCAGATTATCGCCCTTCGTGAAATGGTCGAAGCGGGCGAGGTTCTGATCAGAGTAGTCAATCTACCCTCGACCGAATACCGGGGAATCAGCCGACCGATTCCGATGGCCCTTGAAATCATCGAAGCCGACAGGCTAGCGACCGATCGCGACACGTACACGATGGGCATCGATCGCGGCGATGGGACGCGGGTAATTCGCGGGATCAAAGTCGATGAATCGGGCAAGCCCCTAGCCTATCTCATCTACGACGACCATCCGCTACAACCTTACGCGGTATCTAGAACGCCAAAGGAAATCCCGGCCCGGGAGGTTATCCATCTATTCCGGCAAGATCGAGTCGGACAGACGCGGGGCGTTACTTGGTTTGCTCCAGCCTTGGCGTCGATTCGCGACCTTGGAACGTATCTCGACAACGAACTACAGGCCTCGGCTATCGCGTCATGCTTCACGGCGGCGATCAAGACCGAAACGCCAATGGGCGACTTGAGCAACCCAAGAACTGGCAGCGGGACCGACAAGGACGGCAACAGGGAGCGATACCTAGAGCCGGGATTAATTTTCGATTTGAACCCGAATGAATCGGTCGAGGTTATCAACCCGACGCGGCCAAACACTTCGGCGGGCGAATGGACCAAGGTTATCCTTCGAGGGATCGCAGTAGGCACTGGGCTATCCTACGAGGTTGTAGCTCGGGACTATTCGCAAACCACCTACAGTTCGAGCCGGACCAGCCAACTCGAAGACCGAAGGCGGTTTCGGATCATCCAAAAGTATCTTATCAGGCACTTGCTACAGCCTGTTTGGGATCGCTTTTGTGATGCGGCGACTCGAACCAGCCTTGACGGCTTCCCATCGCCTATCGACCTGCTAAGCGACCGCAGGCGGTTTACCCCTGTCGAATGGCAGACCCCTAAATGGGAATGGGTCGATCCAGGCGTTGAGCAAGTGACAAGCGAAGCGGGCATCAACTCGTTTACAGCGACCTACAGCGAAGTCCTCGGGGCCCAGGGCCTCAATTTCCGGACGGTCTTCTACCAGCGGGCCAAGGAAAACCGACTGCTTCAAAAGCTTGGCTTGCAGACTCCAGAGCAAACGCAGCTAGCGATTTCAGCGGCTCAGACCCAAGGGGCGGCAGAAATACAACCAGCGACCGGCAGCGGCGAAATGATGGGGCTATCAACGCTCCAATTCAATCGCAACCGCAAAGCCATTGCCAAGACCCTCAACGAGCTTTCCAGCGGGGTCATTAGCGAAGCGGCGGCCAGGGTGTTTCTATCGTCGGTCGGCATGAGCGAAGCGAGCGTACAAGCCCTAATCGACGACGCAAAAGACGGATCTGTGGACACGCTACCGGTTGAAACCCCGTCACTAGATGCCGACTACAAGGCGCACGAAGAGGCGGTTTTGCGTCAATTTGGAATCGACAGAAAAGACCTTGAAAAAATGCAGGCCATGATCTTGGCTCGCAACACGGCTGAGGTGCAAGCATGAACAAGAGCGACCTAATCAAGCGACGAAAAGAACTCGACGCAAGGCACCAAGCCAAGCCCGCTGAGGGCGGTTCGATTGTTCGCCAATTCAGGACCGTGAAAGATGGCCGAGCGGTGATTGCGACCGAGACGCCGGTTATGGTCTACGACCAGGAACGCGGTTGGATTAAGCAAGTATTGCTTATGGATGGCGTTCGGTTTCGCAACGACAAAAAGCAGTTGCCTATCGTTGACAGCCACAACGACAAGACCGTTCGCAACGTCTTTGGGTCGATTCGCAACATTGTTATCGAGGGCGATGAGCTTCTTGGTTTGCCTGACTTTGCAAGCGATTCGGATTCGCAAATCGTCGCGACAAGATACACCGAAGGCCACCTAAACGACTTCTCGATTGATGCCCAGATCCTAGAGCGTCAATTCGTGAGGGAGGGCCAAACGTACACCACCCGACAAGGCAAGGTGATTGAGGGGCCAGCGGAAATCGTACTCCAATGGGAGCCCCATAACGCTTCGATTTGCGCAACGGGCGCGGATCCGAATTCTACTGTTCGCAGGTCTTATGACCATGAAAGGGTTGAGAGAATGGACGAAAGCCTAATGGCAACGTTGAAGGGTCTTGGGTTGCCGGAGGGCATGACCGACCCGATGCAAATCATTGTTTACCTCGCAGGCAAAGCGGCGGGCCAAGCCGGCTCTGACGCGGCTCCGATGGGGCAAGTCGAATTGATGGCCGACAAGAAGCCCGAAGAGGCGATGCGGGCCGAGATTCCACCAACCGAAGACACAGAGAAGAAAGTCGAAGCCGAAGTTGCAAGACAACTCAAGGCCCACGACGACCGACGCAAAACTATCGTTGCTCACTGTACGTTGGCTAAGCTTGAGCGAAGCTTCGCAGACTCTTTGGTTGACGATCCATCCGTGACAGTTGAAATCGCTCAAGAAAGGATCATCCGAAAGATGGCTTCTCAACCACTAGGCGGGGCCGTCGAGGGCTCCAGTTTCAGCGTGACCGAATCCGAGCATGATAAGTTCATGGCTCAGGCTTCGGCGGGCTTGGTTCAGCGATGCTACCAAGGCCAGATCAAGACTCAAAGGGCTCCAGAAGTTCAAGGCGCGGAACACTTCCGCAATCTTGGGCTCTATCGGCTTGCCGAGGCTTGCGTCCGGCGAATGGGCGTCAACCCAGAGCGACACAACAAAGGCGATGTTGTTCGAATTGCGATGGGCCACCAGGGGACGATGGATCGATTTAACATCCGTCGATCCAGCGACGTTTACCACACAAGCGGATCGTTCTCCAGCCTGCTTTTGGATGCGGCCAGCAAGACCCTTACGGCGTCTTACGTCGAGGCCCCTTACACTTGGGACCAATGGGTGCGACAAGCTCAGTCGGTTGATGACTTCAAAAACATCAACCGAATCAGCCTTGGCGAATCGCCAAACCTTGAGGTGGTCCCAGAGGGCAAGGAATACCCAGAGGGCAAGGTTGTCGACCAACGCAAGTCGTACAAGGTCGAGAAGTACGGCAAGGAATTCACCGTGACTTGGGAGACGGTTATCAACGATGACCTCGATGCCCTTTCCCGCATCCCGGCGATGCACGGATCGGCGGCTCGGCGAACCCAGGAAAAGGCGATCTACGACGTATTCCTGTCGAATCCGACCATGCCCGATGGCGTGGCTCTTTTCTCGGCTTCGCACGCATCCGGAACCAACCTTTCGGGCGGTGCTGGGGCTCCAAGCAAGACGACCCTCGACAAAGCCTTTGAGGTGATGGGCAAACAGAAGGGGCTCAACAGCGATGTGTTCCTTGGGCTTACCCCGTCGATCCTCTTGGTGCCTTTGGCCTACGCAGGGACGGCATTGGAGCTTGTCAATTCGACGGCTTCGGTCGAGAGCGAAAAGAACAGCGGCGTCTCGAACCTTTACGGTCGCGGCGGTGCTCGACAGTTGCGGGTTGTTGCAAGTCCATACTTGGACGCCAATAGCTCGACCAACTGGTACGCAATCGCCGACAACAGCCTGATTGACACGGTTGAAATCAGCTTTCTGAGCGGCGAAGAATCGCCTGTCTTGGAGTCTGATTACAACATCCGAAACGATTCGTACATCTACACGGTGCGTCAATCGTTCGCAGCGGCGGTTATCGAGCATCGCGGCATTTTCGCAAACCGTGCGTAGTGTCGATTGAAATCTAGCCCCTGAGCGATTGCTTGGGGGCTTTTTGGGACGGCAACAAAATTCACAATACAGGAACATAAGAACATGGCAGGCAATCGAGACTTCAAGAACTATTTTGATGACTTCGTTGGGGCAGCGGTGACCATTCCGACCTCGGCGAACATTGCGACCCCCTGGACCGTTACGGTTACCGGGGCGGCTCCTCCTACGTCGCAGAGAAACAACGACCGTTTGGTATGCACCCTGACAAGTGCTAGCCAAATCCAGATCCTTGGCAACGCTCACGGCGATGCCCT